CGTTGTTATATGGGTTGGCGCTAATAATTTCCACTCTAGAGGAGATAAGCGCACTTGGTTAGGGGTAGTGCCCGGCGTAGAGTTTGGAGACAAGCAGTACGCACACTGCGATACTAAGCAGAACTGAGGTTCTAGGCGATATAGATGAAAGGTATCTAGACGCTTAGTTGGAGGTAAACCCAAGTCCTTCACCCACCCTTAATTTAAAGCCCGCCACTGTGCGGGCTTTTTTCTTTTTTGATAAATACTAATGTCAAATATAGGAGCCTCTTAAAGAGGACTTATGCGGAACTCACCGCGTAGACCCTAGAACGGCAATGATTAAACAAAGGAGAAATAATCATGGGAAGACCATTAAACAAAAGATACTTCGGAGCAACAGAAGGCTCAGTAGGTACTGAAGGTAACAACTTTACAGTGAATTGTAAAATTGGTTCAAATTCAGCTACAGAAGACGGTGTAATTCTTTCACAAAGATCTGAAAACAAATTTAACGTACACGATGATCCAGATGGAACATCTGGTAACACAGGAGTATGTACTCTAGTTGCTAAAGCAAGTGGATCACTAGCAGCAGACGAAATGTCAATCAACGGTATTATTACTGCTACTGGCACAAGTGTATGGGTTACAAAAATTTATAACAGAACATGTAGAGACGAAAATGATAATCGTTACACATGGACTATTGAAGACGATTCATCTGCAAACTACATGTCATTAGTAGCTATCTAATATAGATATTCGACAATAGGAATTGTAAATGTCAAAATATCTTAATATAGACGGTAATTATAAGATAAGTGTAACTGATAATGGTACTATTACATTAGATACTGGTTCTGCTACAGGTGAAGTTATAATTACAGGAAACTTGGTTGTACAAGGTGATACAACTACAGTTAATACTGCTACACTAACAATTGAAGATAGACTTATTACACTTAACCAAGGCGGTGATAGTGGCGGTCAAATTTCAGCTGTTGGTGGTCAGCAAGTTTCTGGTTTAGAAATTGATCGTGGTGGTTCTGATGTATATTGGGTTTTTGACGAAAACATTAATACAGAAGCACCAGGTCCTGGTGCTTGGGTAGGAAGATCTGGCAATGCTGGTTCTAGTGGTACTATTGTAGGAATAAGAACTACTAGTATTAATACTGCTGGAACAGATCTTTTCTTAGTTAATCAAGGAACTGGTGTTGTTACAGTTAGTGGTACTAACGAGTATGAAAGACAAATTTTTGAATATGATGGAAATCTTGTAGACTTTACAGCTAGTCCAATTCTTAAAGCAGATGCACATGACACATTAATTAATGCTAAAGGTGTTGTTGATTATCTTGACGGATTCTTTGTTGGACGATTCCAGCGTAAAATTGAAAGCCCGCCCGAAACAATTACAAAATCATATGTCGAAGTTAAAGATGTTGAAGATACATTCTTTGAGGACGGCAATGGTGCAACTACATTGCTTGAAGGCAGTTTAGTTGAATTTGGCGTTGACGGAAACGTTGTTGCTGAATTTTATAACAACCGTGTTGAACTACAACACTTACGTATTAGCGATACAACTATACAAACAACGTCAAGTAATGGAGATTTAGTTTTATCAGCAGCAGGAGCAGGTAGTGTAGTAGTTGACGATACACTATTATTAACACCAGTTCCACACGCAGATGATGATGGACCATTAGATCCGTTTCAAGGATACGACGACGATACAGAAAATCCAGATCCTCCTGCACAAGGTGTAAAGTTATATAATAAGCCAGAAAGAACAGGTGGATCGGGAGTTTATTTTGTAAATAGTAGTGAAACACAAGACGAATTAGCAAGTAGAAAAAGATCGATATTATTTTCGATGATATTTTAAGAGGAACATAAATGGCAATTAATAATACACAAATAGGCGGCGGCTATACTGATATATTGACTGTTCCTAACGACGGATCAGTAGCTAACGGCTGGGCTGTTACTACTATCTTATTTTGTAACACAGCATTACCTGAAGACATTGGAACAGAAGACGGTGATACTTTTTTAGATTTACATCTATGTAAAGCAGGAGCAGCAGCCGGTCCCGGAAACATGGTACTAAACAATATTCCTATCCCTGCAGGCGAAACATTTAGTTTTGATACAGAAAAAATAATTTTAGAGCCAACCGATGTAATAACAGCAGCAACGACATCGCCAACTAATATTACAGCAACAGTGAGTTATATTGAAGTATAATGAGATATATTAAACGACAAACAACTAATACAAGAGGACTTATCGGCAAAGGCGTACACATGACAGCCAACGATAGAGAAATCCTACTTGACAGTGATAATGTTGTTTTGATTCCTAAAGGCCCTACAGCAACTCGTCCACAATTTCCAAAAAACGGACATATGCGTTACAATACTACTGACAATCGTTTTGAAGTGTATGAAGCAGGCAGATGGGACGGCGTAAGAAATACTGCTCCATCAAGTAGTGCGCCTGTAACTGTACAAGCATTAGGTAACGGTGATGCTAGTGAAGTATACTTTGGACCATTAGATAGCGGAGATCCTTTTTATCCTGTTCCGTTAGCAGCACAGAATGTACTAGTATTTGTAGAAAACGTTTATCAACTTCCTAATACAAACTATTCTCTTATACAAAATCCCCCAGGAAAATCAGCAGGCTGGTATTTAGAATTTGCATCAGCACCAGACTTAGGTAAACCAATAACAGTCCTACATAACTTCGACAAGTAAATTCAATAAATACTGTGTCAAGGAGAATAGTGAGTGGCACAAGTAGGTAGAATATCTGGTCCGTTATTAGAAGAAAATCTTTTAAGAAAAGGTTTTACTAATAACACATCGCAAGACGATCTTAAATTTAAAAACACAAATAGCGATACAACACTATTAAAAATAGATGTTACAAATGGTCGCTTGGGTATTGATCTAGAAGCCCCTGCAAATGCACTTCACGTATCTCAAACCTTACGAACAGTTAATTTAATTGGCGACACAGCAAACGTTGCAAACTTTAATTTTTCTAATAATAATATTAATGTTGACGGAAATTTTTATCTTGATGCCAGCGATAGAATACAACTTAGTAATTTAGAAACTGAACAGTTTTTTGTATCTGATAATTTTATTACAACTAAAGATACAAATGCAAATATAGAGATTTTACCTAATGGCACAGGCACAGTTGAAATACCAACAAATTTAAATATAACCGGAAGTTTACATTCAACAGGAAATATTACTTTTGACGGATCTGTAACGTTTGGAGATTCAGACACTGACGATGTTAGTTTTAATGCTGATATTGCCGATAACATTCATGTTCCGGAAGACGATGTTTATAATTTAGGAGGAGCTTCTCAGAGATGGAGTAGCATTTATACAAATCTAGTAAACGGGCAATTAGTTACTTCAGGTAATGTATCTGTCGACGGTGCAGAAGTTAATTTAAGATTAGGCAATATTTTATATGTATCAAAAAATGGTTCTGATTCTAATGTAGGCGATCATCCTAATGGTCCATTACTAACTATTAAGGAAGCACTTGCACGTTGTGATGCAAGCACTGCTGGTAATGTAACAATATATGTTTTTCCAGGAGTATACGAGGAAATATGTCCATTAGTACTACCTGAGGAAGTAACACTTACAGGTACTGATCTAAGAAATGTTGTCATTAAACCTACAGTAGCAACACAAAGCAATGATATATTTCATTTAAGCGATAGTTGTACAATATCAAAAATAGCAGTTAAAGATTTTTATTATGATAGCATAAACGATACAGGATATGCATTTCGATTTGCATCTGGAGAAGTTATTACTAAAAGAAGTCCTTATGTACAAGATGTTACTGTAATAACAAAAGGAAGTACGACAACCGCAGACGATCCAAGAGGGTTTGCTGCTGGCGATGCTGGTAGAGGTGCATTAATTGATGGCGCAGAATTAGATAGTGCAAGTATTGAAGCGAGTATGCTTTTCCATTCTTGTACTTTTATTTGTCCTAATGCCGATGTTATTAATATGACTAACGGTGTTAGAGTAGAATGGTTAAACTCATTTACATACTTTGCTAACAGAGGACTGTACGCATTTAACAGCGCAACAGGCCGTACAACATACGACGGCAGTACAGTTAAATATGGTGCAGAAATACGTTCAATTGGTTCAGCAAACGTATATGGTAATTATGGTGCAGTAGCAGACGGTGCAGACTGTTTAATGTATCTAATACAACATAATTTTGCTTACATTGGTGTAGGAAAATATGTTGATAATGATCAAAGTAGAGCAATTCAAAGTCAAGAAGTTACAGAACTTAATAATGGTAAAATACATTTTACTACAACTGATCACACTGGAAGTTTTAGAATAGGTGATAATTTCTTAGTAGACTTTGAAACTGGTAATACTACAATTAATCTTGATGATCTAATAATTGACCAATTCAATGCTTTAAGAATAGTACAGGGTGCTAACGAAACAACCATCGACGGTGCATATATTGACGTTGGTAATTTTACTCTTAGAGGAAATACAATACAATCAAATGGCGGTCCAATAAACATTACCGCAGCAAATGGAGAAATTAATCTACAAGACAATACAAACATTGCAGGAAACTTAGACATAAGTGGAGATTTAAGTTACGGTGGCGTATTAAATATTTCAGGCGACGACCCTAGTGATTCATTAATTTTTAATGTAGAGTTTGAACAAAATTTTAATCCTAATCAAAGTCAAACATTTAACTTAGGTAGTTTTACAGAAAGATGGTTAGTAGCTCATTTAGATAGAGTAGAATCAAACGATATAACCATATTTGACAATGTTATACAAACTAATATTTCAAATGCAGATTTAGAATTACGTGCAGATTCGAATAACAAAATATTAATACCATCAAATAATTTTCAAATAGAAAATAATTTTGAAGTTAAAGGAACTGCTACTCTTGGTAATACAAACATTACAGGAACATTAACAGTTGTAGGCGATACAAATTATACCGGTAATGTAACTACTGAAAATCTAAATGTAACAGGTAATCTTAATGTTAATTCAATAGCACAGTTTGAAGAAATATTAATAGATGACAACTATATTACTACAACAAGTTCAAATGCAGATTTAGAAATACGTGCAAACGGAACTGGAACTATAAATTTACAGGAATACGTAAATGTAACTAACAATTTAAGTGCAGATAACATAGATGCTACTAATGTAACAGCAACAATAAACGTCACATCAGATAATGCTAATATAGGCAACATAGAAATTAATGACAACTATATTGAAACTACAAGTCTTAATGGAGATTTAAATCTTGTTTCTGATCGTAATATATTTGTTAGAGATACCGATGTTACGTTTGAACAAGACTTAACAATTAATGGCACAACTATTTTAAACAGTGACTTAGGTATTACAGGAACAATAACACAAACAAGTAATACAACACAAACTGGTAATGTTACTCTAAATGGTGAATTTACAAACGGTGATATATTAATTGAAGACAACTTTGTTACAACTACAAATAGTAACAGTAATTTAGAACTACGTGCTAGTGGCACTGGCGAAATACTTGTACCGACTAACAATGTACAAATTAATAATAATTTAACCGTTAGTAGCCTTGCAGATTTACAATCCATTATAATTAACGGACCGCTAACTCATATAGGAAATAGAAATCAAATAGGAGGTTATACACAAGGCGGTGAATTAACAGTTGACAATGTTTATGTTGAAGATAACTTTATTAGCACACTAGGCGGAAATTTAACAATTCAAGCAAGTGGTACAGGCGAAGTTCTAATACCAAATAACAATGTACAAATAAACAACAATCTAACAGTAAGCACGGATACAGATTTACAAGGTACTACAATTATTGGATCTCTAACACATACTGGTGATAGAAATCAAACTGGTAACTTTACATTAAATGGCGAGTGGACTGTAGATAACGTTTATCTAGAAGATAACTTTATATCAACTACAACTGGTAATTTAACTCTACAAGCAACAGGTGATATTAATGTTGATGCTAATGATGTAGAAATTGCTCAAGACTTAACTGTAAGCGGAGCAACTGATTTACAAGGTACTACAATTACCGGCACTATAACACAAACCGGCAATAGAACGCAAACTGGTAATTTAGACGTTGCTGGAGAAATTACTAACGGCAATATTCTAATTGAAGACAACTTTATTACTACTACAAATACTAACTCAGATTTAGAATTACGTGCTAGTGGTACTGGTGAAATTGTTATCGATTCTCAAGACACAGTTACTATAAACAATAACTTGTTTGTAGGCGGCACAATGTCATATAATGGTTCATTAACAATCAATGGTAATGTTATCTTACAAAGTAATACACAAGACGGAAGTCTTACTGTTACTGACAATCTTGAAATTGCTGCAACACTTGATGTATCCCAAGAAGCACAGTTTGAAGAAATATTAATTGATGACAACTATATTACTACAACAAGTTCAAATGCAGATTTAGAAATACGTGCAAACGGTATAGGAGAAATACTTGTACCTAATAATAATCTAAAAGTAAACAATAATTTGTTTACAGCAAGTATTAGCACAACAGATATCACAATTAATAATGATCTAGTATTAGATGAGCTTGTTATTACTGACAGTAACATTGAAATAGCAGAAAACTATCTAACTACAAAAACATCAAATACAAGTTTAGAATTACGAGCTAATGGCAATGGCGAAATCTTAATACCAAACAATAATGTACAAATCGACAATAATCTAGTTGTTAGCGGAAATACAGATTTACAAGATATTGATATTACTGGAATACTAACACACAACAACGATACATCACAAGTTGGTAATTTATCTATTACTGGATCATTAGATGCTACAGGATCTTTAACAGTTGGTAGTGATGCTAACTTTAAGCAAATACAACTAATTGGCAATTTTGTCAACAATACAACATTAGACTCTAATTTAGAACTACGTGCTAGTGGCACTGGAAATGTAATATTTAAAAACGACACACAAATTACTAATGATGTTTTCACAAGAAATTTAACATTACTTGGTCCGTTACAAGTTAATCAAATATTAGATATAACTGAGTTTAATGTTGAAACAAATATTAGATTTAGAGACAACTTTATCGAAACTACAGAATCTAATTCTGATTTAGAACTTCGTAGTCTAGGGTCTAAAGGTATTTTTGTAGAGAAGGTAGAGTTTACAACTGATTCTAAGATACAAACAGTTGGTGATAGTTCGTACAATGAAGACATTATTCTTTCACCTAACGATAGTATAGTAATTAGTTCTACAAAGGCATTACAAGTACCGGTAGGATCTAGTGAAGACAAACCTAATACTATAGCAACAGTTTTTGAAGGGCTTGCTGCATACGAAGATGTTTCTGAAGAAACTATCGATGCAGGAACTGCAAGTTCTATAGATCCTATTTCCTATGATGGTGGAGGTTCTGTATTATCATTTACAGTTGGAAATGTTGGTAGTTTAAGATTTAATACAGATTATAATTCATTTGAAGGAACATCAAATAGTCTTGGTAAAGTTATACTTGGGGGTATTTATTCGGATGATAGAAGAACTAATTTAGTTGCTAACTCTACAACTAATGAAATAGAAATGACTGTAGATAATGCACTAGTAGCAACAGCATCGTCTACAGGAATAACTATCAACGGACTTCAAGTAGAAGATGTCAATATACAAGATAATCTAATATCAACAAACGTATCAAATTCAGATCTTGAACTAAGGGCTAATGGTACCGGCGAAGTTCGTTTAGGCGATATTAGAATTAAAGAAGCAACTATTAAAGACAGCGGAAATAGTTTAACATTTGAAAACACAGGCTACGGAAAAATTAAATTTGCCGGCTCAAAAGGTATAGCAATACCTTATGGAACAACAGCAGAAAGACCAGCAAATTTAGGACAACCTAATCCAGAAATCGGCGATACTCGTTGGAATACAACTACTGAGATATTAGAAACATGGGACGGCAATCAGTACCTATCAGCAGCAGGTGTTGCTGCGGCAATTAGCGAGCAAGAGTTTAATGACTTGCTACTAGAATACACTCTAATCTTTGGCTAATAGCAGCCTTTTAAACAAATCATATAAATACTATTAATGCGAAGCAAGACCATTGTTGACCAACATATCGACGAGCTGAGCAGGACGAACTGTGGTTATCCGGCAAAGAGCGAGAGCTGAAAATTTGGGTAGAGGGACAGGATCCCCGTGTTGAGGAGAACAGATGAGCGCACTTGGTCGTATTAGCGGTCCGCTCTTGAAGTCAAATTTGATCCGTAATGGGATTGATCTGGCTTTCGAGACTGATTTGCTATATCTTGATGTTAATAACCAGAAGATTGGTGTTAAGCTCGGCCTTGACGGAAACGGGGACGCAATAAAGCCAGAATACGAATTAGACGTAGGCGCAACTACCCGCACAACAGATCTTATAGTAACTAATCGAGCAGACATTGGAAATGTCAACATTGTTGGCAATACTATTTCTAGTGATACTGCTGTTCTTAATTTAGGAACACTCGATAATATAGTTTATAATAACAAATTACGTGTAGATAGCATTGACATTGAAGGAAATGTTATTAGCACAAACGATTCAAATGCAAACCTAGAACTTAGACCACACGGTACAGGAACAGTTGAAATATTTGCTGATACAAATGTTACCGGAAATATACACGCTACCGGAAATATAACAGCAGATGGAAGTATTACAATAGGTGATGCAAATACTGATAATGTTATCTTTAATGCAGAAGTCGCGTCAGACATTATTCCTGATGCTGATGATACATACAACCTCGGCTCTGGCGGAAGACAATATTCTATAAGTAGTGGACATATATCTTTAGGTGATGTAACTTTAACTGTAAGTAGTGGAATAGGTACACTAAGTATTCCTTCTACAGATAGTACTGCCTGGATTGATGATTTAATGGAACAACCATTAAATTACAAATATTTAATGGCACTTGAAGGTACAGAAGGTACATTACATGACGTAACTCGAACCGGTGCTTGGAGCGGCGAACATCCTCAAACTGCTAATATATCTGCTCCTAGTATATTAGACGGAACGTATAATGTTGTTCAAATTAACATAGATGCAAAACGTTGGGCAGATGTATGGGTAGACAATATTGTAACTAACGGCGTTAATACCGGTACATTAATTGTTGACGGGGTAGACTTAACACTACGCCAAGGAAATACTTGGTACGTTGCAGAGAACGGCGATGATTTAAATTCAGGAACACATCAGCAAGATCCAAAAGGTAGTTTAAAAAATGCATTATCGTACGCACAATCAGGGGATACAGTAGTTGTTTATCCTGGAGTGTATACTGAAGAATTTCCATTAACTGTTCCAACAGGAGTTACCATTAAAGGTCTTGGCGGTATTAGATCAGTTAAAATTATTCCTACAACACTAACAAGATATAATGATGCATTTTTACTTAACGGTGAAACTACAATAGAAGATTTAACTGTTGCAGATTTTTACAGTGGCGGTAACTTGTATGCTCCTGATTCACAAACAGTTGTAAGTGCTCCATTTGATCAAAGTGCAACATTTGATATAGGAACTGCACCTTTTGCACACACATATGTAAGCGGCGGCAGAATACATCCGGGCGGCCCAACAAACACAGGTTATAATATAACAAATGCAACTTATAATCATACAACGGGAATATTGGAAGTATTTTGGTCAGGACCTGCAATTGGAAGCGTAATACCAGGACAAAAACCTGTATTCCTAACAGGATTAACATTTAGTTGCAACGGAGGAAACAGAACATTTCCAGATAACGGTTATGCTTTCCGTTTTGCAACAGACTTTGAAGTTACAACACGCTCACCTTACATTAAAAACATTACTGTAATTACAGCAGGTAGCACAACTACAGTAGAAGATCCTAGAGGCTATAATGCACATAATGCAGGTAAAGGTGCTTATATTGACGGTGCTTATGCTACTACTAACAGTAAAGAAGCAAGCATGTTGTTCCATTCAGCAACGTTTATTACACCTGGTGTAGATGCTGTAACAATGACAAATGGTGTTAGAGTAGAATGGCTTAATTCTTTTACATACTTTGCTAATCGATCAATATATGCATTTGACAGCAACGATGGATTGTACGGAGCAGGTAAGACAAGAATTAGACTTAGTGGCATCAGTGGAACATTCCAAGCAGGTGACACTGTTACTTTTGATGTTGAAGATAGCACAGATGTTAGCATAACAATCGATGACGTCGATGGCGACACATTAATTGTTGATGGCAAAGACATTAGTTTAATCGGATTTGATTCAACGCCAACTTCAATATCAAACGGATCAGGCGCAACTGCAACAACTATTGAAAACGTTGATGTAAGAGACTTTGGTGCAGAAGTAAGACTAATTGGATCTGCAAGCGTGTATGGAGATGCTGGTCTTGTAGGTGTTGGTGCAGGTGTACTAATGTACGCTATAGGACACAATCTTGCTTATATTGGTAACGGTAAAGAAGTTACCAATGATGCAGAAACTGTTATTCAAAGCAACGAAGTTATTGAAATTGATAATGCTAAGATACGTTATAATTCAGTAGATCACAAAGGAGATTTTCGTGTTGGTGATCTATTTTATGTAAACCAAGAAACAGGTAGCGCAACATTTACTGTAAGCGATTTTATTATTAATACAACAAATGGAGTTACATTTACTACAGGAAGCGATACTACATTTGTAGATGGTACTAAAGTTGAAACAGGAAACTGGAGATTTAGTGGAAACACTATCGAAACAGTATCTGGCTCAGCAAACTTTAATGCGGCAAACGGCGAAATTAATTTACAAGATAATACAAATATTACAGGTAATTTAGATGTAACAGGTAATGTTACTATTGGCGGAAATATTACAATTGGTGACGAAGCAACTGACACAATACAAATTATTGCAGGCATTGATAGTGATATTGTTCCAAAAACGGATAGTACTTATAGCTTAGGAACTTTAACTAAAACCTGGAGTAACTTATTTGTAGATCAAATAAATGTTGATAATATTCAAATCACGCAAAACTATATTACTACAACAGAATCTAATTCAGACTTAGAGTTACGTGCAAACGGCACAGGAAAGATACTTGTTCCAAATAATGATGTACAAATTGATAATAATCTTAATGTAATTGGAACTACTACTTTAGCTAATACTACTATTACTGGAACAGTAACAACAGTTGGAGATACAAATCAAACCGGAAACATTAATGTTACCGGAAACGTAATTGTAGAACAAGAAGTTAATGTCACTGGAAAAGCGCAATTTGAAGAAATATTAATTGATGACAACTACATCACTACAACAAGTTCAAATGCAGATTTAGAACTAAGAGCAAATGGTACAGGCGAGATACTTGTTCCTAATAACAATGTAAACATTACAAATGATTTAACGGTTACGGGCGATGTTAGTGCTAACAATGTAACAGTAACAGCTAATGTTACAGCAAATGATGCTAATATTGGCGATGTGCAAATCAGCGGAACAACTGTTGAGGCAACTGCATCAAACGCAGACTTAGAACTACGTGCAAATGGAACAGGTGATATCCTAGTTCCGAGTAATGATGTTATTCTTTCACAAAATTTAACTGTAAACGGATCTACAACATTACAAGGCACAAACATCAACGGAAATATAACACACGTTGGTGACACTACACAAACTGGAAATGTTACGCTTTTAGGCGAGTGGACTAATGGTAATATTAAAATTGAAGATAATTTTGTTACTACAACTAATAGCAATTCAGACTTAGAATTACGTGCTAATGGCACAGGACAAATTTTATTACCGGATAACGATTTACAAATTGATAACAACTTAACTGTTAGTGGTGCTACTGATTTACAAACAACAACAATAACAGGAACAATTACGCATACTGGTAATACAATACAAACCGGTGATTATACTATCGCAGGCAGTTGGTCCAACGGTGATTTGCAGTTTGACGGTAATGTTATTTCTACAACAACTTCTAATAGTGATTTAGAACTTCGTGCTAACGGTGTCGGCGAAATACTTATACCTAACAATAATGTTCAAATTGACAATGATTTAACTGTTAGTGGTGCTACTGATTTACAAGGTACAACTGTAACAGGTACTATTACGCACACAGGCGATACCACACAAACTGGTAATTACACAATCGCTGGCTCGTTTACAAATGGCGATATTCAAATAGATGGTAATACAATTGAAACTACTGCATCAAACAGTGATTTGGAATTACGTGCAAGCGGCAGCGGCACAATTAATGTTCCTTTAAATAATGTTACATTTAGCCAAGCACTAACAGTAAGCGGCGCAACTGATTTACAAAATACAACTGTAACAGGTATTATTAACCATACAGGTGATTATAATCAAACTGGTAACTTTACTATTGGTGGTGAAATTACTAATGGTAATATATTAATTGAAGATAATTTTATTGCTACAACAGAATCTAATTCAGACTTAGAACTACGTGCCAACGGTACTGGTGAAATACTAATACCAAACAATGATGTTAGAATTGCAAATAACTTATATGTATTAGGTGATGCTACACTAGGTGATACAACATTAACAGGTAATGTTAGCATCACAGGTGATATAACACAAAGCGGCGACTATTCAATTAGTGACGATGTTACTGTTGGCGGAGCATTGACTGTAACACGTTCTGCACAATTCGAAGAAATACTAATAGACGATAACTTTATTACAACTACTACAAGTAATGCAGACCTAGAATTACGTGCAAATGGTACTGGTGAAATATTAATACCTAACAATGACTTACATATTACAAATGACTTAACTGTTGACGGCACTATTACAGTCGGTGATATTAATTCAGCAGGCACTATTACTGCTAATAGATTTAGTACAGGTGATATTTTAATTGATGATAACTTTATTACTACAACAACAAGTAATAGTAATTTAGAACTTCGTGCTAATGGTACTGGTGAAATATTAATACCTAACAATGATTTACAAATTGATAATGATTTAACTGTATCAGGAACTACAACACTAACTAACACAACTATTACAGGAACTATTACACATGTTGGTAATACTAATCAAACAGGTAACACAACAGTAACAGGCGATGTAACAGTTACACAAGACTTAGATGTTAGTGGAGCAGCACAATTTGAAGAAATTTTAGTTGACGACAATTATATTACAACTACAACATCAAACGCAGACTTAGAATTACGTGCTAATGGTGCTGGAAATATTCTAATACCAAATAACAATGTTGAAATTACAAACGACTTAACTGTCTCTGGAACGCTAACTACGAATAATATTGTAGCAACAGGTACTATTAGTGCAAGCGGATTTAGAACAGATTCGTTATTAATTGATGACAACTATATTACTACAACAAATTCTAATGCAGATTTAGAACTACGTGCTAGTGGTACTGGATCTATATTCTTAAACACACTAGAAGTTAATGAAACAACAATTTCGTCAGCAACAGATGATATTACTTTTGTACCAGGTTCCGGATTAGTTAAAATAGACTCTACAGGATCTTTAGTATTACCTGTAGGAGATACTAGTCAACGTCCGACAGGAAGTGCAGGACAAATAAGATTTAATAGCGAACTAGATAGGTATGAAGGTTTTGACGGCACAGCCTGGTCAAATCTAAAAGGTGTAGAAGATTTAGATGGCGATACAAAAGTTACTGCTGAACTAACACCAGGTGCTAATGATAATACTATTAGATTTTATACAGCAGGAACAATAGTTACTGATATTAATTCAGACAGACTTAGTACAAATAAGATAGTCGTAGATGACATTACCATTGATGGAAATGTGATAAGTACAAGTACATTAAATACTGATTTAGAATTTACTGCCAACGGTACTGGAGCAGTAGTAATTGATAATTTTTCAATTGCTAATAACACTATTACTAATACTGTTTCAAACAGTATTACTGTTTTTGAAGAAACAGACAATGGATATGTTAAATTTGACGGTACATACGGCTTTGTTATACCAGTAGGTGGAAATGCACAGCGTCCTCCAATTGCGTATACTGAAACAGGACAGATGCGTTATAATACTGACGGAAGTCGTGTTGAAATATATGATGGTAGTAACTGGGTTTCAGCAGCAGGTTCGAGTGCAGGTATTAGTCGAGCAGATGCAGAAGATATTGCGTTTGAAATTGTTTTGAGTTTAGGATAAAGATATGGCAACATTATTTAAAAATAAAGTAGTAAAGGAAGTAGGAGTATTACCAGTTGATATTTATGAAACTGATGCAAGTACCCGAGCTACTATTATTGGCATGAGCTTAACAAATTTAACAAATTCTTTTGTATATGTTGATGTTCTTGTGTCAGACGATACTAGTAATACAGGATATTATTTGAAAGAAACACTTTTACCTGCAAATACTAGTTTAAGAGTAGTTAATCAAGGCGAAAAATTAATTGTCGCCCCAACAAATAAAGTACAAGTTCGATCAAGCGTTAATGATAGTGTTGATGTTGTATTGAGCTTTGTGGAGATTGTATAATGACATACTATGTAGGAAATAACCCCCAGGATGTACTTAATGGTATTATCAAAAGATATTTTTATGGCTTAAGAAGAAATGATGATGGTGAGTTATTCTTAGCAAGGATTGACCAATTACAAGGCGGAGATCAAATATCCACTATTAACGATGTTGGTATTGCAGAAAATAACTTTCCAGATTTTGAAGAAGGTATCGATTATCTTGACGGTGTTGATGCAGATCATAATGTTGTTTATAAAAATTTAAGATATCCACAACTAAGATGGGACGGTAGATCGTTAACATATTACATTGATCCAGAAGATGGACAACTAATTATGAGAATTTCAGAAGGATACGAATATCCTGAGAACATTTCGGGACCAGGATACTAAGGAGCAAACTAAATGGCTGAGTTTAAACTAGATAGATTTAAATATAATTGGAGAGGCGAATGGACAGCCGCCACCGAATATAAAAGAGATGACATTGTAAGACTAAATGGTAAAAGTTATGTATGTGTTGTAACACATACTGCTAATGCAATATTTAGAGATGACTTAAACGCTATCCTTCCAGGATCAAATCCGCCACAACCTCAGCCAAAATGGGTGGTAATGACCGATGGTAGACAGTTTATTGGCGAATACGCAACTGATGTTGTTTACGATTTAGGTGATATTGTTGTTTATGACGGTGTTACGTGGGTTTGCATTAATTCTCATACTTCTACAGGTGCTCCTTCAGAATCAGTTAATTGGGAATTACTAGTAAACAGTATGGCATTTGTTGGTGCTTGGACAAGTGGTGTTGTTTATGGTCCGGGTGCTATTGTAAAATACGGTGGTAACGCTTATAAGTGTATAACTGCACACCAAGCAGGAGGCACTTTAGAAGAATCTATCTCAAATTGGGAAGATTTTTATATAGGATATCAATACAGAGGCGATTGGGCGCCAGGAACTGATTATTTTGTTAATGATTTAGTAAAATACGGCGCAACAATTTTTAATTGTACTGAATCACATACATCTAGTGGACCAGAATTAGACTTAACAAAGTTTGTTTTAGAGATTCCAGGTTCACAAAAAGAACCAATTGACTGGGACAGCGAAACATACTATCAAAATGGTGATATTGTACGTTATGGCGGCTTTCTTTACATTGCTAACGATAATAGTTTTGATGTTGATCCATCAAGAGACCAAGATGACAGTACAGTTACATGGGTAATGTTGGCAAAAACTACTAGTTTCTTGGGAGAATGGGGTAAAGGTAGAATATATAAACCAGGAAATGTCGTTCTTAGAGGTGGAAACCTTTATATGGCTGTTAGAGATGTTAATCTAGCTACAGGAACAGATAGTACAGCTGATTATTTAGATCCAGATATATGGGAACATCTTGCACCAGGGCAAATTTGGGACGGATCTTGGACTGTAGGAAAATATTATAGCGTAGGAGATGTAGTTTATCATTTAGGAAGTGCATATGTTTGTAATACAGAGCATTTATCAACAAGTATTGATAGACCAAATAATTTAGAAAATTATTTTTACTGGGATGTATTAATAGAAGCTGGATCTCCTGGAGGATTACACGACAAAGGTGATCTTCTTACTTACGGACTTAGCAGAGAATGGGCGTTAGATGACAGTACAGAAGGTGATGTACGTGTTCCAATAGGATCTAACCTACAAGCCTTATCAGTTAGTGACGAACATGAAGCATTTTGGAGAAATACTACTGCTGATGCTGACGTCATTTATGTTTCTACAACAGGTAAAGACTTACCGGGCTATGGAAAAACACATCAAACTCCGTTTAGAACAATTAGACATGCTTGCGAATATGTAGAAGACAATTATACTCCTCTAACTCCTACTAAAATCCAGGTAGCAACAGGAAGATTTGAAGAAATTGGCCCAATACCTATTCCTGCAGGTTGTGTTGTTATGGGAGACGAGTTAAGATCAACAACTGTGGTAGCAAACAGTCCTATTCCAGAGTATTTGTCAGAACTACCATATATTAAAACAATCAGCGACAAACTTAATCTACTAATTTTAGATTTGATACAAAATAGACGAATTGATGTTAGCGAAGGAAATTTAGAAACCCAAGTATTTACTAAGGACGTTAGTAGTATAGCAGCAGCAGAATATGTAATATCTAGATTTAACGATTATATTAACTATATAACTTTCGTTCTCGAAAGCACTGATACACTTCCTACAACAACAGGAAGCAATACACTAGCAACAGAAAATTTATTCCAAGAAGGATATAGACAGCTATTTGCTAACAGAGAATTTCTTGCACACGAAATATTATATTGGTTAAAAGCAGAAAATCCGTTGTATAATTTTGATAATGATAGAATTTTAGGTATAACTAGAACATTAATTAGAGGTTTAGCATTAGATTTACGTTATCAAAACAGTAATTTTAGATCAATATTGGCAGCTAGAAGATATACAAACGGTGCAAACGGTTCTCAATCAGATGATATTTTCTATATGAGAGATACAACTGGTTTACGTAACATGACTACCGAAGGTCTTCAAGGTACCCTTAATCCTCCAGGCGTATTTGAGTTATATCAACGTCCAACAGGTGGATCTTGCGTAAGTTTAGACCCCGGTTGGGGACCTGATGACGACCGTGTATGGATTGTTAACCGTTCTCCGTATATTCAAGGTGTAACTAATATAGGAACAGGATGTGTTGGTTGTAAAATTGACGGTGATCTTCATAACGGTGGCGTTAAATCGATGGTTACAAACGACTTTACACAGGTATTGAGTGACGGTATTGGTTGTTGGGTTACAAATGGAGCAAGAGCAGAACTTGTTTCTATGTTTACATACTATTGTGCTGTTGGATATCTTGCTTCAAACGGTGGAACTATTAGAGCAGCAAACGGAAACAACTCTTATGGACTATATGGATCAGTTTCAGATGGTAACGATCCTGATGAAACTCCACAATCTGTTACAGTAAACAACAGAGTAAATGAAGCTGTTGTAAAACAAGGTTTTGCTGGCGGCAATACTGACCAATTGTTTATATTTGAATACGAAAATACTGGAACAGAGTATACAAACGCAAGTGCATCTATTATAGGTGCAGGTGCGTTTGCTAATGTTGAATTTACAGACTTTAGAGATGGCGCAATTATGGAAGGTCGTCTTGTTAATACACAAGGATCGGGCTCAGAAGGTGGCAGTAATTATATGTTAAGACAAGGTTATGCTCAAGTAACTGCTGATTCGACATCTAGTATCATACTTTCTGCAACTGATGTAACACAAGACATTTCAGAAATTGACGGAATGTCTATAAAAATTATATCAGGCGACGGCGTTGGCCAATATGGAGTTATTAGTGCATTTGATCCAGTAACAAAAACGGTTACTGTTAATAAAGAATCAGATGGTGCTCCTGGGTGGGATCATGTAGTTGCAGGTTGGCCTATTGAAACAGCATTAGATTCTACAGCATATTACAGAATTTCGGCAAGAGTACAAATAGATCCACCTGCATTTTCATCACAATCAGCAGATATTCCATTATTAAAAACTTGGGCAGGCGCAGCATATGGTTATACTACACAGTTATATAATAATCTTGCAGGTCAAGCAGGTACAGGAGAAACTTTTGAAACAAATCCTGTTACCTCTACTTGGAGAGTTAACAGAGAAGGCGACACATATACAGTAACTAATCTTAATCCTGGAGCCGGCTATGCAGTTGGTGATACAATTACCATAGCAGGAACATCACTAGGCGGTACAAGTCCTGATAATGATCTTGTAATAACAGTTACAGGTACTAGTGAAGACAGTACAAACAGTATACAGACTTTTACCTCAGAAGGTACACCAGTAGGTAAATTGTTTATTCTATCTGATATTACTGATACAGTATTGTATAGTAAAGATACTGTAAATTGGAATACAGCAACTATAGATACATCTAACGGACAGTATATAAAGGCTATTGCTGAGGATAATCGATTCTTAATTATACAAAATACTGGAAACAATTATCAATTCTCGTACACCGGCGACGATTGGAACACAAGAAGTTTACCTGTTACTGAATCATGGAGCGATATTGCATACGGTAACGGAATATTTGTAATTACCGCAACAGGAACTGACACTGTGCTTTATAGCAGCGACGGACTAACATTTACACAGGCAACTATGCCGTCTAGTCAAGACTGGATTCGTGTAGCATATGGTCAAGGCAAATTTATTGCAATAGCTGATACTGGAGCATGTGCATATTCCACAGACGGTCAAACATGGACTGCTGGAGGAACTTTTTCATCTGGAACTTATAAGAGCCTAGTATACGGAAATAATAGATTTTTAGCAGTAACTGAAAGCGGAACTACATTGTATAGTTTAGATCAAGCGCAAAATTGGACTGCTGGAGGAACAGTATCAGGTGGATTTGATGTTAAAGAAGTCCAATACAAGCAAGGAATATTTTTTGCAATAGGAAACAGCGGAACAAATAATCAGAATGCTTCAACTTCTGAAGATGGCATTATTTGGGATACACGTTCTTTATCATCTGCTGCAAGATGGAGTACACTAACATTTGCTAAACTCGATGGCAGACCAAAATGGATATCATTTGCTGACCAAGTATCAGTTTCTGGAATGTCAAGATCAATTGCAGGTGCAAGAGCAAAAGCAATATCAGATATATCACAGGGCTCATTTGATAATATGTTAATTTGGGATCCAGGTAGTGCATATGAGTTAGATAATCCTCCAACAGTAACAGTAACAGACAATCAGTATGTTACAGAAGTTGAAATTGATTTAAGAATGAGGGACGGGACTTTAGCACAACCTGATTTTGTTAACAGGGGTTCAGGCTATAGAACAAGTTCTTCTGTTATAACTATTACAGGCGATGGGTTTGCAGATATAATACCTGAAGCAAACGATGTTGTTGTTTCAGGTGTAACTACTATTCCAGGACCAGGTGTACAAATAAGATTTACAAGTATTCCAGATGAAACAACTATTGACCCTGACGATTATAAACTATTTACAGGAGTAGGAATTACGGATTTAGGTGACGACGGAAGTGGTAATGGAACACGAACTATTAAAATTAAGCTATCACCTAGATTAAAAAATGAATATAATCTAGAACACGCAACAGCAGCAACATTAAGATCTAACTACAGTCAATGTAGAATATCTGGACATGACTTCCTAGATATCGGAACCGGCAATTTTGAAGAAACAAACTATCCTGAAATATATGCAGGAGGTAACTTCTTTACTGCTGCACCTGAAAACGAAGTACTTGAACAAAACGGTGGACGAGTATTCTATACATCAACTGACCAAGATGGTAACTTTAGAGCTGGTGAACTCTTTGCTGTTAATCAAGCAACAGGTGTTGTTACTATTAGTGCTGAGTTTTTTGACTTAGATGGTCTAAGCGAATTAGCACTAGGCGGTGTTAGACTAGGTGGATCAGGTACTGTTGTTAGAGAATTCAGTACTGATCCAACATTTAGTGAAGACAGTAATAACATTGTACCAACGCAAAGGGCTATTGCATCTTTCTTAGCAGAAAGATTGTCAGTTGGTGGTGAGAATTTAGAGCTTAATGGCGTTATTGCTGGTACTGTAAGAATAGGAACAACCGATAATGTTATAGAAAATGTAGCAGGAGGTGCAAATGCAGTTAACTTCCCTGGCACAATTATTATCGACGGCAATTATGATATTACAGATCAGGTAGGAACAGTAATTGAAACAAGAGAAACAGGGCTGCAAGGGTCATTAATTGCAATGCAGTTCTTCCTCAACGATCCTTTCGAACCGGGGATGCAATAAAATATGCATATTAAGGATTATGATAAATACAATAACTTGGAGTTACGTAAATGGCAGAATTTAAATTAGGTAGAATTAGATTTGTCTGGAAAGGCGACTGGACAGCAAATACCACATACTATCAAGATGATGTTGTTGCATTAGGCGGCAAGATCTATATTTGTGTACTTGGACACAACAGTCAATCAGACTTTTTCTCAGACTTGGACATTACACCTACTAAATGGAATTTAGTAAGTGATGGACAAACATGGAAAGGTGACTGGGCAACAAGTACAGAATACTTGTATAGTGACATTGTTAAATATGGTGCAGGATTATATATTTGTAATACTGTACATACATCAGCAGCAACAGAAGCGTTAGGCCTTGAAGCTGACATAGCTAACTGGGATAAATTTGCTGAAGGTTTAGAATGGAAAGGTACATGGTCTACCGGAACCAAGTATAAAGTTAATGACATTGTAAAATACGGAGCTTCGACTTTTGTTTGTAATACGTCTCATACTTCTGCCGCTACTGAGACAGACGGACTAGAAGCTGATCAAGCCAAATGGGATACGTTTAACCAAGGATTAGATTTTAAATCTTTTTGGACTTCAGGTGTTAGATATAAAGAAAATGATTTAGTTAGATACGGTTCAAGTATTTGGATTGCAGTAAATGATCATACTTCTACAAGCATATTTGCTGACGATGCAGCAAACTGGAATAAATTTGTTGAAGGATTTCAATTCGAAGGCGACTGGGATGTTTATAGAGGATACCAGCCTGGAGATATTGTAAAGTACGGCGGCAATCAATATGTTTCAAAAACTGATCACACAGGTCAGTTTCCAACAGTTGAGACAGCACACTGGGCACTATTTTCTGAAGGGTTTAGTTACAAAGGCGAATGGGGAGATGACTCCACAAACCAAGATTATCGAGTAGGTGAAGTTGTAAAATTTGGTGGATACACATATGTTTGTATCCAAGATCATAACAACCAATCTCCACCAGCAGCAGCATATTGGGAAAAGTTTACTTCCGGCCTTGACTGGAAAGGTCAATGGATCGATGACCAGGCATACAAAGACGGCGATGTTGTAAGATATAATGACAACTCATATATTTGTATTAACAGTCACCAGTCAGAAGGTGATGATGCTTCGTCACTAGGTGGCGCAGCTAATTCTCGTCCAGACTTGGATGTAAGCGGCACATACTGGCAAATTATTGCAGTAGGTACTGAACAAAGTGTTCTTACTACTAAAGGTGATTTAGTTTACTATAGTGGATCTGCTCCGCAAAGATTACCAATCGGACAAAATGGTCAGATACTAACAGTTAATGAATCAGGATTACCTAATTGGGAATTCCAAGGCGACACTGATGATGTTTACTATGTTGCAGGGCACGGTGTTGACAAACCTGCACCCGAATATGGAAAAACTATTGATCGTCCATGGGCATCAATAAAGTATGCTACACAACAAGTTGAACGTGGCGCAAAAAATAGAAATGCAGCAAAACTCTTAGAGATTAACAGAAGATTTATTCAAAGAGAAATTGTTGAATGGACAGATTATCAAATTACAAATAGTATAGCACCGTTTGCTAGTGGTTTTGATTTCAACAGTGCTAAATGTGAAAGAGACATGGGTCTTATTGTTGACGCTCTTATTTGGGACATAACACATGGTGGCAATGTTCGTTCGAGAGAAGCAGCAATTTCTTATGTTGAAAGAGGATCAGAAATTTATACACTAGGCCAAGAAGATGAAACAATAGCATCAATTAATTACGGTCTAGACGTTATAGAAGCAGTGTTAGCACAAACAGCACCTGCTGCAAATTATCAAACATTTAATGGTGATAATTCTACTGCGGTAGTTGAACAGTATACTGATGTTAACCTTGATGTTGAAAGTGTATTAACTGAAATACAAGGTTTAACTAAAATTATTACAGATGCAATTACTGCTGGTACTGATACTAACATTCCTGGAAGACTTATTAGAACTACACTAATTAAAGTTGCAACAGGAAAATATTACGAAGTACTTCCAATTGTTGTTCCTGCAGAATGTTGTATACTAGGCGACGAACTTCGTTCTACAAATGTTCAGCCAAGAAAAGCAAAAGATTCATTAACTCCTAGAAAGGATGTTAAGTTTAGTTATGCAGCAATTGATAGAATGGAAAAAGTTGTCGGAGACATTATATCAGGTGTTACAGTAACACCGACAACAGGAAATAACGAAGTACAAGATCAATCATGGCCTTATGCGGAAACTACAGTTGTTGGTCCACAAGTTGCAAAACTATCAAGAACAATTAAGAGAAAAGTTGATGCAGATGTTGGTGATAAAATTGAAGCAATATATACTCCATACTATGATCTAGACACACCAGATTACGGACGTTCTAGAGACTTGTTCTTACTAAACAAAGAATTTATTCAAGCAGAAGTAGTTGCATATCTAACATCGCAATTTGGAAATCTTACATATAGTAAAACAAAATGTAAACAAGATGTAGGATTTATTATAGATGCAGTAGCATATGATTTAACATATGGCGGTAACTGGCAGAGTGTTAACGCTGGTAAAGCATACTTTAATGGTAATACCGGAACATTACAAATTGACAGTGAAGAGAAAGCAGCAACGTTAGCAGCATACGCTTACTTAAAAGAGCTTTTACAAACAACTGGACGTAATATTACAGTTAACCCAACTTATCAAACTCCGTTAACTGCTGGCGATTATAGTACAGTTCCAGTACCACAAATTGCCGGTACTGGTGGTAGTGCAGGCGCTTCAACAGTTATTGGAAATCTCGTTGATGACATTATTACTACTATTGATCAAGGTTTTGCCAATGCTCCTACTGTTACATATCCTACAATTAAAACTGATGCAGAAGCAGAAAAGTTAATTAATGCATTTGCCGCAGGCACAACGTTGTCAGACATTCAAACTGGAACAATTGATTTTATTAGTAAAAACTTTGGTAGCTTCCGTTACAATAGCGGAACTTGTCGTAGAGATTTAACAAACATTATCACTGATACAGCGTTTGACGTTGCATTAGGAACAAACTATAATGCATTATTTAATGGAATTGCATATACAAGGCCCACAAATGCTTACAACTTAACTAACCAAAGAGCTGAGACTGTAGGTGCTATTAGATTTGCAAGAGACGACTTACTTTTAGAAACTAGTGATGCAACAGCTGAAACTAGACTAAGAGCAGCATTTAACGAGATTGTTGATATTATTGATAATGGAGAAAGTGCAGCAGATGCTTATTCTTATCCTGCACCAAGCACATTGCCTACAACAAATGCAGACGATGCATATGCAAACTTGGCAGCAAACAAGGCATTTATTCAAGCAGAAATTGTAGCATGGATTGATGATCAAATTACAGAATTTAATATTACTAATCCTACACCAGGAAGTATATGGTTCGGATTTACATACGATTCTACTAAGTGTTCAAGAGATACAGGATACATTGTAGAAGCATTAAAATACGACATACTTTATGGCGGAACAATGGCTGCAACTAGAATTGCAGAATCATATTTTGGTATTAACGGTGATGCATATCCTGCAGGACAAACTGCGCAAACACAAGCAGCAGTTGAAAGGCTCGGTATAATTGCAGATCAGATTGTTAGAGAACAGTCTGTTACAACTTCGTCTGGTAACGCTGAAGTACAAACTACTTTAGGTAGTCCTGCAACAGCAACAGAAGGTAATGCAATAATTGCTAAAACTGATCTTATAGAAAATGCACTAGCAGGTGGTACTATTGCATCTCCAACATATCCTGATCTTGCAGCATTGAGTGTAAGTGCTACACTACAATCTGAAAAAACAGTAATTGACGGTGCAAGAGCACAAACAATATTAGATACTATCCAATATATTAGCGACACTTACAACGACTTTAATTATAATCATGCTAAGTGTTCTAGAGATATTGGACTAATTATTGATGCAGCATTATATGACTTTGCAACAGGCTCTAACTTTGCAGCAATAGTGGCAGCATACAGCTATCTTAGAAGACCAAGTCAAAATGTTTTAAAAGATCAAAAGACTGCAAGTATTGCAGCATTTGAATTTGCTAAAACTAAAGTAATTGAAATTATTGAAGCAAATGGCGCAAATCCAAATGCAATAATTTCTGTAAGAGATACTTGGGAATGGATTGATGATGTTATTTTCTCAGGTCACGCAGAAGGCGGAAACACTGCTGTAGAAGATCAAGAAGTATGGAATGCTATACGTATGCTTGAACTTAACAAAGACTTTATTGCAGCAGAAGTTCATGCACACATAGATGATCATTTTACTATTAATGTTTCTAAAACTAGAGAAACTACAGATGTAATTACAGTTTCTGATACAGGTATATTTGAAGCTAATCAAGCAGTAAAATTTACAGATTCAGAAGACGATAGCACAAATTCACCTACATTGTTTAGTGTAGGACTTGATAGTCAAAAAGTTTATTATGTTAAAGATATTTTATCACCAACTGAATTAACAGTTTCTGAAACTCCTGGAGGCACAAGGGTTCCTTTAAATAGTGAAACCTCAGGTTTTGATTATGACAGAACTAAGTGTCGTAGAGATACTGGACTGATTGTTGATGCTGTAAGTTCTGATCTTGCTCTCAACACTAATTACAATCAAGTAACAGCAGGTCTTGCTTACCAAAGAGCAAATGCAAACAAAGTACAAGACCAATTAACAGAAACAGTTGCTGGTATTACATATGCTAAAGCACTAGCAGCAGCTTTACCTGAAGTTTCTTCAGAAAGCACAGCACTTGCTAGATCAAATGCAGCATTTGACGAAATTATTGATATATTATCAAACGGTACAGGAAATGCTGACGCAATAACTTTTAATGCACCTAGCACAGCTACAACAGGTGAACAAAATGCTGCTTTACAACTACAAGCAAATAAAAACTTCTTAAAAATTGAAGTAATTGCTTGGATAACAGATAACTACCCTGCACTAACATATGATCAAACAAAGTGTGAAAGAGATGTTGGTTACATTGTTGACGCATTAACATACGATATTCTATATGGTGGTAATAGTGCAACAGTACACGCTGCTGAAAGTTACTTTGTAGGAACACAAAGTCAGCTAGGAGCAGGCGAACAAACTGCAACTTATCTAGCATATAACTATCTACAATCTATTGTCGATAATATTGTATTAGACGATAATGTAGGATGGACTAAACTAGGTGCCGGAACACAAGATATTTCTAATGGTCCGGGAACATCAACTGAAGCTACTAAGGCTCAAACACTAGTTGGTATTATTGAGCAAGTAATACAAGATGGTGATTTAGATAGTCTACCTGGTGTTTCTTATCCAGACTATAGTTTTGCAACATCTGCTATAAGAGAAGCACAAATTGCAATGCAAGAAAATAAAGAAAGTATTGTTCTTAAAACTATTAGATATCTTGATAATACATACTCTAAACTATTCGTTCTATCAGTAGATTACGATTACAACGTAGAGCTTTGTACTAGAGATGTTGGCGAATTTATTGATGCTATTAAGTACGATTTACAATGGCCACAACAATGGAAGAGAACATATACAGACGGTATAACAATATATCGTCCTGCTAGTTATAGAACACGTAGAGCTGCAACGGCATATGTAAATGCAGTTATAGGCTCACAAGAATCAGACTTCTTCTACTTACGTAATGGAACAGGTTTGAGAATGATGACTATGGACGGATTACAAGGTGATCTAAGCCCAAGTAATGAATATGGAACACAACGACCAACAGCAGGTGCATATGCATCACTTGATCCAGGTTGGGGTCCAGGTGATCAAAAAGTTTGGATTACTGCACGTTCACCATACGTACAAAACTGTACTACATTTGGTTATGCAGCAGTTGGTCAGAAGATTGACGGCGCACTACACGATGGTGGTAATGATAGTATTGTTTCAAATGACTTTACACAAGTTATAAGCGACGGTATTGGTGCTTGGATCACTAATAACGGTAGGGCAGAACTTGTATCTGTGTTTACATACTATTCACACATTGGTTACCTAGCAGAAAACGGTGGACGTATACGTGCTACTAACGGTAACAACTCCTACGGTGCATTTGGTTCTGTAGCAGAAGGTGTAGACCCAGAAGAAACAGCAGTTACAGCAATCGTCGATAACAGAACACAATATAATGCCACTGTTGCAAACATTGATGTAGACAATGACGAAATGTTAGCATTCGAATATAGTCATGCTGGTAATGAATATACAGAAGCTGAATTTGAAATATTTGGTGCTGGTTCTGGAGAAAATATTGTAGTTGACGAATTCCGTGACGGAGCAATATTCCAATCAAGAGTTAGTGAATCACCAACTGACGAAGCAGGCGGTGACGGATACTTAATTGTTACTAACACTGCACAGACAGGTGATAGTACAAGTTTAACACTTGCAGCAACAGATGGTAACTTATCAACTGCATATCCAGGTATGAGAATACAAATTACAGGTGGTGCAGGTATTGGCTTATATGGTATTATTTCAACATATAACTCAGGTTCAAAAGTTGCAACTGTGATTAGAGAAAGTGATGCACAAAACGGCTGGGACCATCTTGTTCCGGGAACACCATTTGTATCACCTAACTCGACGTCAACATATGTAATTGAACCTAGAGTATCATTTAGTGCTCCACCAAAAACTTCTGGAAATACAAATGCTATTGCAGGAAACACAACTTGGAAAGCCGCTAACTTTATGCAAGTATCAAACGAGTATACTGCTATTAATCCAAGTACTGAAGCTGATGGACAAGATGCTACATTTAATGTTATTAAAAATGGCAGCAAATATTATTTAGAAATTAACGCAGGAGGCACTGGATTTAAACGTTTAGACACACTAAGCATTCATGGTTCTAGTGTAGGCGGAATTGATGGTACACACAATATTACAATTACTGTAACAACAGTAAACAGTATAACAGGTGCTATTGAAGATTTTGATTTTGAAGGAAGTGCAAAAACTGGCGTATTTGTTGCAGTTGGACAAGCTGCTGGCGGTAGTGACAGCTCTATTGTAACAAGCGACGATGGCTTAACTTGGACCAGTAGAGACACAGGCAATTCATTTGATGATGTAGCTAGTGGACTTATTGATGACGGTTCATCAACATTTAAACAATCTGTAGCAGTTGCAGTTAGCAATGCTACAAACGACACTGCATATACTGAAGATGGTATTACATGGTCTGCAACAACATTCCCAGGAAGTTTTCTTAGTGCAGGAGTTAAGAACGTTGCTTTTGGACAATTAGGTTCAGGCATAAACAGATTCGTTGTTATTAACGACGGTGACAATGACGTATGTTATTCAGACGATGGCGGCGCAAACTGGACACTTTCAAGTGCTTCAATGCCTGCTACTGGTTATGATGCTATTGCATTTGGCCAAGGAAAATATGTAGCAGTCAATAGCGGAACTACAAGTGCTGCATATTCTACTAATGGTACAGTATGGACTGGTGTTACACTTCCAGGTACAGCACAAACAGTTGCAGATGTTGTATGGGGTAATGGTAGATTTGTAACACTAGGTGGAACAAATGGTATTATGTACTCACTAGACGGTGTTACATGGTACGAAAATTCATTAACATTACCTGTTGCAGGAACAGAAAAGAAACTTGCATACGGACATGGTGTTTTTGTAATTACTTCAACAGACACTGACGAAGTAATGTATTCGCAAGACGGATTGTACTGGCAGTCATATACTTTACTAGGTGGTGCAACAACTGGCGGCCATAATGGAATTGCGTTTGGTAATCCAGATAAGGTTGGTAGTTTTGTAATACTTCCTGATGCTTCTATAAACGGCGGCACATTTAAGTATGCAAAAATTGGTGCAACAGCAAGAGCAAGAGCTGCTGTTGCAAATTCACAGTTGTTTGAAATTAGATTCTTAGAACCAGGTTCGGGATATCCATTAGATACACAAGATAGTGACTATCCTACTATTACAATTACAGATCCTAACAACGTTGAAGATGTAATACTGGTAAACAGAGTTGGTAACGGTGCGTTGAGCACTCCGACATTTATTGCTAGAGGATCAGGATATACTGCTGCAAGTGCATCTATAGTTACTGCATCAAGTAATGGTTATGCAGATTTCTTCCAAAACGGTACATTTGTTGCTGTAAGAAGATTAACTGCAAGACCAGTAAGTGGATCTAATATTGAATTTGATTCATTACCGGGAGAGTATTACAAACTTGTTAACACTGTAAGTTTCTTAGGTCAAAATGACGGTAGTTACACTGCATTCTTGCAAATATCACCGGAAATGTCTATTACTGACGCACCTAATGACGGTGATCCGGTTGAACTAAGAATTAGATTTTCACAAGTACGTCTAACAGGACATGACTTCTTAGACATCGGTACTGGTAACTTTAAAGATACTAATTATCCAGGAGTTCCAGTTAACGATCCAGACCAAACTAAAGAAACACAAGATAGTGCAGGAGGAAGAGTGTTCTATACTGCTACTGACCAAGATGGTAACTTTAGAGTTGGCGACTTGTTTAGTATTGAACAGGCAACTGGTGTTGCAACGTTAAACGCTGATGCATTTAACATTGCAGGTCTACAAGAACTTACACTTGGTGAAGTTACACTTGGTGGTAACAGTGCTTCGGTTACAGAGTTTAGTACAGATCCATTCTTTACTGCAAATTCCGATAGTATTGTTCCAACCCAACGTGCTGTAAAATCGTATATTGAAGCACAAATTGGTGGCGGTGGTGCGTCATTGGTTGTTAACAGCGTAACAGCAGGCGATGTATTTGTTGGATCCAACCTAATATCATCAGTCAGCGGTGCGCCGATAAATATAAATGGAAACATAAACTTTACCGGAACGGTATTAGGTTTACCACTAGCATATAACTATTTCTTAAGATAAGAAAAGATTGGAGAACATAAAAAATGGCAAATGGAATATTAAATGACGGGACAAGTACAAACCCTATAGCATTACCTGATCAGACAGATACAGTGCTATATGTTGTACCCGCAAATACGTTTACGGTTTGTACTGTAAACTTAGTTAACAGACATGCAACTGACACATCAAATGTCAGAATTGCAATAGCAGATTCTGCTACACCTACAACAGCTGACTTTATCGAATACGATGCTGATTTAGTAGCTGGAGGAGTTTTAGAAAGAACAGGCCTTGTAATTAACGCAGCAAAATACTTAATTGTATATGCAAACGGCGGCTTAGTATCTGCAATGGCAATGGGCATTGAAACTGCTACAGCATAAGGAGAAATAAGTTATGGCTAGAAGAATATCAGTAGGTAGAGTTGGTGATCCAGTACTTGGTGTAATGTCAGTTACTGATACGACACTTAGTCCTGTAAATGCAAATGCAAGTATTACATTATCACCTACCGGAACAGGTCAGGTAGAAACAACAACCGATATTAATCTTTTAAATGAAAAAGCATTAAAACTTTATGAAAGCGGCAGTACTAACTATGTTGCATTAAAATCTCCAAGTTCGGTTACTGCTAATGTTACATATACATTGCCCGGTGGAGGCGAAAATAATGGATATGTTTTAGCAACAGACGGAAGCGGAACACTTAGTTGGGCAGCAATTACTATTAGCCTAGCAGATAGTACGACACCAAGTTCTCCATACTCGATACCATTTGCAAGTGCAACAGATACTAGTATTTCATCGCTTACAACATCGTCTGCTAGACTAAATTTTACACCTAACACAGGTACGCTTTTTGCAACTATATTAAGTTCAGATACTGGCAATATAACTGCTGTAAACTGTACATCTCTTACTGCAAGCGGTGCATTATCAGCAGCGTCAATTACAGAAACTTCAAGTATTGCATTAAAAGAAAATTTAAACCCAATTACTGATGCACTGGATAAAGTATTAAGTCTAAATGCATTTACATATGATCGTAAAAATGGCTCAAGTTTTAATGAAGCTGGATTAATTGCAGAAGAAGTAAATGAAATTATTCCTAACATTGTTGAAAAAGACGAAAACGGAAATCCTGCATCTATTCAATATTCAAGGCTTGTAGCATACTTAATAGAATCAGTTAAAGAATTAAAATCAGAATTAGATAGCATTAAGAGGTAAACAATGGCTCAGCTAAAAAATACTACCATCGACGGAACAGGTTATATTAATATACCTGTAGGCACAACAGCCCAAAGACCTAGCAGTCCTACAACGGGAATGATAAGATGGAACACTGATTTAGATGGTGCTGAGGAGTGGAATGGATCTTCTTGGGTATTTTTAACAGAAGAGTCCACTCAAGAACCTAACATAGTTTATTATACAGCCAGAGGAAGTTCTCAATTTATTGTTCCTGAAGGTGTGAATAACTTAGAAGTACTAGTAGTTGCAGGCGGTGGCGGCGGTGGCGTCCTCGGTGGAGGCGGTGGCGGCGGTGGCACTATCCACCGTAAAGATTATCCCGTTACTCCAGGTGATACTATTCCGTTAACTGTTGGTGCAGGCGGTCCTGGACAATCAACCCCTATTTCAAACAAAAACGGTAGCGCCTCTAGCTTTGGACCATTATCAGCAACTGGTGGCGGAGCAGGGTCAGGACATCCAGGTAACAGAGCAGGATCTGGTGGCGCAGGAAGAACTGGTGGTTCAGGTGGCGGTGCTGCATATACACACCCAAGCGGATTTGGTGCAGGAACAGACGGACAAGGATTTAGAGGCGGAAGTAATAACTCACCAGGACCTCCACATTCATGTGCTGGCGGCGGTGGTGCTGGCGGCGATGGCGGCAGAGGTAAAGGACCTTATGGCGGACACGGTGGTGTTGGTCGTAGAGTAGGTATTACTGGAGAAACAGCTCACTTCGCAGGCGGAGGCGGTGGCGGTGGCCACGGACCACAAAGTGGAGCAGGTCGCGGAGGAATCGGCGGCGGAGGTGGCGGAGGTCGCAACCGTACCGATCCATACGGACACCATGAACAAGGCGCAGCAGGAAATGCAAACGACGGACAACCAGGTACTGGAGGTGGCGGAGGTGGCGGAGGCCACAACGGAACTAACCCTTATGGTTGGGGCGGTAAAGGCGGCCCAGGTATTGTTATTGTAAGATATTAGGATGGAAATTAAATGGCTAAATTAAAAGATACTGAAATTGCTAATTCTACAGGCGCATTAGGTGTAGCATCAGGAAATAGTGCGCAAAGAAACGCTACTACTGATACTGTTGTAGAATTTACAAGTGTAGGATCTTCAAACTGGACTGTACCAGACGGTGTTAAAACTATTGATGTTTTAGTTATCGGAGGTGGTGGATCCGGTGGCGGAAGCCTAGGTGGCGGCGGTGGTGCCGGCGGCTATGTTGAAGCCCGTAATTTTCCAGTAGTTCCAGGATCAACCTATCCTGTTGTAGTAGGTGCCGGCGGCGCAGGTGTTAGTAATCCTCCAAACTATGTAACAGGTTATAACGGTGATTTATCAAGATTTGGTGAATTAGTTGCAGTAGGAGGTGGTGCTGGAGCAGGATATTCAAATCCAATACAAGGAACCGGATCTCCAGCAAACCAATTTACATATCAAAGTCATGGACTAGACGGCGGTTCCGGTGGAGGCGGAGGTGGTACGCCAGGACCAGACAGTATTGATAATACTAGTGGATTTGGTGAAAGCGTACAAGCAAAAAACTTACCAGGTGGCGGCCGAGGTTACGGAAATCCAGGAGGTTTTGGTAATGGATCAGCTTCACGTTCAGCACACGCCGGAGGCGGTGGTGGAGGTGCTGGTAGTAAAGGCGAACCAGTTGTAGGAACAGCAGCAGGAAAAGGTGGTACAGGCCGAGGAAGTGATATTACAGGCTCACACGTTATGCGCGGTGGCGGCGGCGGTGGCGGTGCATATTCTCCTTATAGCGGTGTTGGTGGTGCTGGCGGCGACGGAGGTGGCGGCGACGGAAAAACCACAGGCAACGGTCAATCAGGTGCAGCAAATACCGGTGGCGGTGGCGGTTGTGCGGGGTATCCTAGAGCTAACACAAGCGGATCCGGCGGCCCAGGCGTAGTTATTATACGTTATTCTAAAGAAACAAGCACAGATTTACCTTTAGAAGGCGCAACAAGATTTAATAGTAATTTAAGCAGAAACGAAGTATATAACGGAAGTAAATGGGTGCCTATTGGTGCAAAAACTGTTGTGCAGTTTACCAGTGTAGGATCATCAACATTCAACGTTCCTACAGGAGTAACAGAAGTAGAAGTACTAGTAGTTGCTGGTGGAGGCGGAGGTGGCTCCATTGGCGGAGGTGGAGGTGCTGGAGGCATTGTTCACAATAGAGCATATCCTGTAAGTCCAGGAGGCTCAGTACCAGTCACAGTTGGAGGCGGAGGTGCCAGCGGAGGAACATACCCTGGACCAAGAAGTGCAAATGGTGGCGATTCAGCATTTGGTACACACATTGCTAAAGGTGGCGGTGGTGCCGGCTCTTGGAATTCCTCGGCTCCGGGACCGGGCGGCTCTGGAAGTGGCGGTCGAGGCGATCCAGGTATTGGTCAACTAGGTGGTAAAGCAATACAACACGATTATGAAAACACCGGAGCAACACAATACGGTTATCCAGGTGCTCGTGGAGGTAACAGAGGACCTGCAGGAGGTATGAGTGGTTATCATACTGGAGAAGGACAATATACTGCTGGTGGCGGTGGTGGTGCCGGCGAAGCAGGCGGTATGAGATCTTATTTCCATAACGATACTAACGTTAACTGGCCAGGGCAAGGACGCGGCGACATTGTTTATGTAGTTAACGCAGGACGCAAGGGTGGAGACGGACTTCCATTTGATATCAGCGGCGAAGTAAAATACTACGGCGGTGGTGGCGGTGGCGGTGCTCACCAACCGGCTCATTCTCCAGGACAAACAGCTGGTGGAGGAAAAGGTGGCGGCGGTGCCGGTGGCTCTTGGAATCAGTCTTGGGGACCAAACGGTCAAGGACAAGACGGTACAGCAAACACCGGTGGTGGCGGTGGTGGCGGCTACTATACTGGCGGCGGTACTGCTAAAGGTGGTTCGGGCGGTTCTGGAATCGTTATTGTAAGATACTAAATTAAAGTGCAATAAGTACTTTAATGCATGCCTTAATCTTTTCATTTAGCCCTCATGATCTATTAATTAGAAGCGGCGGCGCTCACAGAATAGCAACTCATTTAAGATCTCAAGGATGGGATATTGAAGTTGTTGATTTCTGTGAAAGATGGACATACGAAGAATTTATCGAATTATTCAAATCAAGAGTAACTGCTAAAACTAAATGGATTGGCATATCTCAGTTTGATTTCAACGACTATGGCGTATCTATTGCAGGTATTGCGTTTATGAAGTGGATCAAAGACAACTATGATATGCCAATAATTCTCGGCTCTCAACACATTGATAGAGCATACCCACATTGCGACTATATTATAGCAGGATATGCGGAAAATGCTATTAATGCTTTAATTGCTTATTTGTTTGGCAATGGTGCACCTAAACCAAAAATGAGAACGTTTAGAGATGTTACATTTATTGACAGTAATGCTGATTATGTAGCACATCCGTGGGACGATTGTTCGGTGCTATATGAAGATAGAGATTTTATGCACCATAATGAATTTGGAACAACAGAGTTTAGTAGAGGTTGTAGATTTAAATGTAAATTTTGTACAACTACTATACTAGGTGTTAAAGGAAAAACAACAAGAGAACTATACGGTATTGAACACGAAATTAGGCACAACTATGATAAATTTGGAATGAAATACTATTGGTTAACTGACCCAACGTTTAATAATGAAAAAGGAAAAATAAATTTATACGGCGATATTGTTGAAAGTTTGCCATTTGAACCTTACTTTATTGGTTTTATTAGACCAGACTTGTTAATAAGAAGTGAAGACGAATGGGAAGGACTATTACGAATGAGATTGCTTTGTCATTTTTATGGTATTGAAACATTTAACAGTGAAACAGCAAAATTTATCGGAAAAGGAAATCCAGAAATGATCAAAGAAGGTATTGTTAGAGTTAAAGACTATTTTGAGTCTAAAACAGATCAATATCGTGCTCACTTAAATATGATAGCAGGCTTGCCTTATGAATCTAAACAATCTGTGCTTAATACAATAGATTGGATTAAAAAGCATTGGGCCAACACACAACCTGCTAGTATGGGTCCACTGGAAATACAAGACGAAAGCCATCCTTTTAGATCTAATATAGCACTAACATACGAAAATCTAGGGTATAAAGTTATTAACAAAACAATAGATGATATGCAAACAGACGAATTAAAAAATGCATGGAATGGACTTCAAGCACAAGAAACTGATGAAGGGATTCAAAGACTTGGTCATAATATATTTTGGGAAAACGAATATATGGATATCTACGAAGCACAAGTTATTGCTGATAAGGTAGATGAACATTGGAAAACAAAAAGCGGATATAATCTAAAAAAACTTACAGCAGAAGAATTACACTGGACATTTTGCGACGAAAACGGAGAACCGTTATCGTTAGAACAAAGATTAAGTATGCGTATGGGAATGATGCAGCCTTTTATTGATAATTTTGAAATATTTGTTAATAAGTATAAACAAAAAAAGTTGAATTATAGATGAGTAATTTTATTGAATCTTATTTTTTAGAAGATGTAACAATATGTGATAGAATAGTATCTTATATGGAAGATATGAAAGAATCTTGGGTTGACGGTCATATAAACTATGATCAAGTTGACCTTAGTGTCAAAGACTGTAAGCAATATTACTTGCCGCCCGATACACAACTATTTCACGATTATATGGGTCAATTACAAACAGTTGTAGATCAATATATAAAGAAATATCCATTTTGCAACACAGGTAATCCTTGGAGAGCATTAGAAACAATAAACATTCAAAGATACGAACCACCTGGACAAGCATTTCATGATTGGCACTGTGAAAGATCCGGAACACACATGCCCGGAGCACTAAGACATCTCGTATGGATGACTTACTTAAATGATGTTGACGAAGGTGGCGAAACAGAATGGTACCACCAAAAATTAAAACTACAACCTAAAAAGGGGTTAACAACTATTTGGCCTGCAGACTGGACGCACACTCATAGAGGTCTTCCCCCTATATCAAACACAAAGTATATTTTAACAAGTTGGTTTAATTATATTGATTAGTTATGAATGTATCTTTTTAGATACTCGCATAGCGATAATTCATTTTCAGCAGCATCCCACCATTTTTTTACTTTAAGTTCTCTTTCTGTAAAGTATGGGGCAAATGTTTGAGATAAAGGCTTTGGCTCTGTAAATTCTTGATTAATAATATTAATTCTATCAATAAAGTGATGATTCATGCCTACAGACACCCAAGGAATGCCAACATACGGATCAATTTCTGCTTTAAACATTTTATTATTTTGATATTGAAAGAATCCAATACTAGCAGTAGGTGTTAAGTCGACCATGGTAGGATCATACACTCTGTCGTTATTTGCCTTCCAATATTCGCTGTCGTTTCTTTTACTAAATGAATAGTGCATAGCAACAAATTCAGTAAAGTTTTGAAATACACCTCGAATGGCAGTATTATATACATCTCTGTCAAATTGATTAACACTGCCTGACAGTAAAATTTTTACTAATTTTTCTAAGAAAATATGTACTGAAAATAACCCATTGGATTCTAAAGGCTCAATAAATCCAGCACTAAGACCTAGTGCTACAACATTCTTTACAAATGTTCTTCTATGTATTCCTACACGCATAGGAATATCTTTAAATTCTAAACTATCAACTTCTTCTCTAGTTCTTGGACATACCATCTTATTAGACATTAAATGTTGCTTAAATTCTTCTTTAGCATCTTCAGGATTGATAAATTTATCACTGTAAACATAACCAGTGCCGATCCTTTCCCAACTAGGTATATTCCAAACCCATCCATTGCCAATAGCAGTACAATTTGTAAAAGGCTCTAGTTCGTTTTCTTTATCTTTGTAAGGTATTCTAGTAGCCCATGCTCTGTTGTTTGGTAACATATCACTGTAAGAAATAAATTCTTCATTCAATGCTTCACCTAACAATAAACTTTTAAATCCTGTGCAGTCAACAAATAAATCAGCAGTAACAGTTTCGCCATTAGTTAAAGTTAGTTTTTCTATGCCTACATCTCCTGTAGTAATGTCTACAACAGTTGAAGGTATAACTTTTACACCTCTTGGCAAACAATAATTTTCACGTAACCAAAGACCAAACTTAGTAGCATCAAAATGAAATGCTGTATCATACTCAGGGTTAAATAACCCAAAAGTTCCATTTCTGTTATTTGTAAATTTATTTTTTTCGTAAAGCGCGGCATTAGGATAGTAATAGCGAGCAAAGTCTTCGTTTGAAATATTAGGATACAATGCTTTTTTGTAATACCAATCTTCTATACCTTGTAGTGTTCCTTCAAAGTCCGGTTGTCCAAATGGATAATGGAATCCTCCCGAATCTTTTTCATAGAAGTCTGTAAACTTGATACTCATTTTATAACTAGCATCAGTATGTTTCATAAAATCATATTCATTTATTTCTAAGAAATTACAGTAATTTCTTATAGATAGTAATGTACTTTCTCCTACGCCTACTATAGGATGATCAGGACTTTCAATAACGCTAATATCGTAATCAGGAAAAAATTTTACTAGCATAGCAGCCGACATCCAGCCTGCACTTCCTCCTCCTACTATTACTACTTTTTTTAAATTTTTAATTATAGGCATACTATATCCTTGTTAATGGTAAAGACGTACTATCAATCCATTCTACAAAAAATGGTTGTGTAAGTCTACTTTTATCAGCCTTAAAATTCGGTGCATGCCACTGATTAGCATTATACAACACACATCTATTCTTTACAGCTTCAATAGATATAGATTTTTCAAATAATGAATGATTCTCTTGAATATCTATTTTGTTTATTATACTTTCTAATTGATATTTGTGCAACCTATGATTGTCAACACCGTCTTTTACAGTGTAAATATCAGTTCCTCCTGTGCCTGTTTCTAAGTATAATACACCTGCAATAAGACAGTTATTATCTTGATGTATTACTTTAACAAAATCTTCTCTGCTTATTAAGTGAAAAGAAGTGTCTACAGACCAGGTTAACGGAGTTTCATAGAATACACTAAACAGTTTTTCACAAAAATAATCAAATAACTCAGGATTAATTTCATGTAAGCGTTTAGAACGTTTACCTGGATAATTTTCTTCGTTTTCAGTAAACGAGACACTACTAGCATATGCAAAGACCTTGTCAAAGTCATCATAAAAGTTGTCTATCACAGTTAACGGAAATCCGCCATCGGTAAATTCAGTTTTCATTCCAAGTAACTCATTATGTTAGTGTATAAATGATAAATATTGTAACAAAGATATTTATTGAAGAGGTTTTTACAGGTGAGAATAAATGGCTAAACTATCTAACTTAACAATCAACGATACTGGAGCATTAACACTACCAGATGGTACTTCTGATCAAAGACCTGGATATGTAGTTAAAGTTTTCACAGCAAATGGCCCAGGGAACTTTACAGTACCAACTGGCGTAACTGAAGTTGATGTATTAGTTGTTGGCGGTGGTGGCGGATCTGCTGGCATCGGCGGTGGCGGCGGTGCAGGCGGCATGATTGACAGGCCAGGATTTCCAGTTACTCCAGGCAGCACTATTCCTTATAGCGTTGGCGCTGGTGGTGCACCTGGTGGAACTTATCCAGGACCAGTAGGATCAAATGGCAGTAACTCAGTATTCGGAAGTTTAACAGCACTCGGTGGCGGCGGCGCTGGTTCTTGGAACAATAATACATCAAGTCCAGGAGGTTCAGGGGCTGGTGGTCCTGGAACCCCAGGCACAGGCGCAAACGGCGGCGCTGGTAATCAACCAAGTCAATCCGGCGACAGCGGTGCATACGGATTCGGATATCCTGGTTCAAGAGGTGGTACTAACCCTAGTTCAAATTCAACCCCTGGCTCAGGAACATATACCGCTGGCGGTGGAGGCGGTGCAGGTGCTGCAGGTGGCCATCCATCACTTTCTGGACCAGGAAATACCAGTACAACAAATGCAGGACGCAAAGGCGGAGATGGAAGAAGTAGTTCAATTACCGGAGTGCCCGTTTACTATGCAGGCGGTGGCGGTGGCGGAAGTCACAATAGCGGATATCGATCGCCTGTAACAACAGCACTAGGCGGTATTGGCGGTGGCGGTCGAGGTGCCTCTGTTGATTGGTATTACGATCAAATGGGATTTTATAATTTTCCTGCAACTGTGTATGGCGGAAGTACTTTAGGAAACTATAATCCTCATTGGCAATGGTACGGTAGAGGACAAGGAGAACCAGGAAGAGTCAACACAGGCGGCGGCGCTGGAGGCGGCTTCTATTACACCGGCGGTACTGGCGAAGGTGGAACAGGTGGCCCAGGTGTTATCATAGTTAGATACAGAAATCCAAAAGGTCAATTATCTGTTGCGTCAATTAGTGGCGGCACAGAGCTTAACACTTCCTCTGCTCACGGAGTAGTAACTAACGAAATTTGGGTTCCAAATGCAAGCGGACTAGGTGTTGTAGCTGATACAAAATATTATGTTGTAGAAATTGTAAGTGCAACAGCATTTAAAGTATCAACTATAAAAGGCGGAAGTCCTGCAACATTTTCAAACGGAAGCCTAGGCGTAACAGGAACAGTTCTTACAGCAGATCCTGAAAACGGAATGACACGTTATAACACTGCTGGCGGCTATATAGAAATTTATGTAGACGGTGTTTGGAAACCTCTAAAACGATCAGTAGTTAAATTTACTGCTACAGGATTACATAACTTTAAAGTACCAGAAGGTGTAACACACGTAGATGTTCTAGTTGTTGCGGGCGGCGGATCAGGTGGAGAACTTGGCGGCGGTGGAGGTGCTGGTGGTTTAATCTACGAGCAAAATGTACCTGTTGCTCCAGGTGGAAATGTTCCAGTATATGTAGGAACAGGCGGACATAACGAAATGACGCATACACCGCACCACGGTATAAGAAAAGGAGAACCTTCAAGGTTTGGAGGATTCGAAGCATACGGCGGAGGCGCAGGTGCAAACCATCCTGCTGCTGCAAGATCACAACCTTATAGACACAATTTCTGGGATAACTGGGGCGATGCAGGCGGCGGAGCTTCTCCTAACCAAAATTCGGGCGGATCACCTGGCGGATCAGGTGGCGGTGCTGCATATACACACCCAGGTGGTGCAGGCAAAGGAACTCCAGGACAAGGATACCCAGGAGGTACTACTCCGGGATCACCTCCACACTCAAATGCAGGCGGCGGTGGTGCAGGTGCTGCTGGAGGAAACGGCGGTGGCCCAGTGGCTGGTCCAGGCGGAGACGGTAGAGTAATTAATATTACTGGTACAAATGTTCACTATGCCGGCGGTGGCGGCGGTGGCGCCCACGGACCTCAAGGAAGTTCAGCACCAGGTGGTGCCGGTGGTGGCGGAGGCGGAGGCCAACGCAACAACATTAATACAGGCTACGGAGCAGTATATAGTTTCCATCAAAGCTCAGGTGGCACATACGCTTCACCTGGTGCAGACAACACAGGTGGTGGAGGCGGTGGCGGTGGCCACAACAGCTCGAACCCATACGGTCTTGGTGCAAGAGGCGGCCCAGGTATTGTTATTGTAAGATACTAATGGAGAAATAATTAAATGGCAAGAACATTAACACACGAAGTTCAAGAACATGGCGTTTTGGTTAATATACATCAAGACGGTGTTGAAATACTAGACAATTTATTCCCTTCAATTCCTGCGTTTGTCGAAAATGCAGTTGCTGATATAGACGAGGAACTAAATATGAATGGACACAATATTTTAACCACAGTTGAAAAACAGACTATCCAGTCTTGGATTGATGGATTAGAATAATTAAGGAGAAATAATAATGCGTTCATTTGTTTACAGACCAGAAGAAGGTGAAGTACACGTTGATCTAGTTGCAGAAGATGGTACAACAGTACTAACTACAGCAAACTTTCCAACTGAAGATTCAACTACAGAATTCTTTGAGCAAACTTGGAATTATCATTGCGAAGAAGATGGTGTAGATCCTTTAACAGAAGAAGAACTAGCAGCATACAGTACTTGGATTAGAACACAAATATCATAATGTTTGTTTCTCCATTACCTGATTTGCCTCAAGATCAGATGGCGGAAGTTTTAGATCACGTTCACAAGGCAAAAATTAATGTTACAGAAGAACTAATGCTTGAGCGGCTATCTGATAGATATCGATGGCCGCAGTATTATAACACGGGTGCTCCAACTGTAGAACGAATTGTCGGCGATGATGGACTAAAAGCACAGGACTTCTTTTGTAACGATAGACATATAGATAGAAATAAATTTCTTGATTATTATAATCAAGGATATACGTTTGTAATATCGGGTGTTCAATATCTATTTAACGACATTACAAATCTTACAATATATCTAAGCAACATATGGGATACAGAAATTAATGCTAACATATATATTTCAAAAGGCAAAAAAGTAGTTTCTTACCCTTATCATAATCATCATTATTCTGTTATAATTAAAAATATTTACGGAAAATCTAAGTGGCTTATAAACGACCAAGATCGTGTTTTAGAAAATCAAGATATTTTCTATGTGCCAAAAGAAATGATGCACGGAGTTAAGGAAATAGAGGATTTAAAGTTGTCTATAACTTTTAACTTGCATAGTTAAACATACCACATCCAGGTATTATTTACATTACGAACATCTATATTATTTTTTCTAGCGTATTCTAGAATAGCATCTTGCACAGGAATAGTTTCCCAATCGTGTCCTGATACTATACCTCCTTTACGTACTTTTTTAGACCAACGTTCTATCAAAGGAATAATATTATCAATTTCGGTCCAGGCATCTAAGTACACAAAGTCTAAAGATTCGTCATCAATCTTTGTTGCTGCTATTTCTTCGTAATGTTCGACTAATTCTATTTTATCTTCTACACCTGACCATTTAATATTATGCTGTGCAGTAAGTTTTACCATACTGATATCTTTATCATCAAAAAATCTATCATAAATCGAATCGTAATATGGCTTAAATGCATCGATAGCATAAATTTTAGATATACTTTTACATTTTTGTGCTAATGATAAACTGCATTGTGCATAGTATGCACCTATCTCTGCACCAGTTAAATTTTCACCTAATGTATCTATTACGTAAACTAAATTTCCAGCATCAGTTCCGTTAAAATCATATGGAGTTGTATTGTTCATGTTATACCTTTAATGTTAAATTGCCAGAAACTGATATTCTATAATCGTCACTAGTAGTAAATGGAGTAACTGTATGCATTAGTTTGTTTGGAAACATTAACAATTTGCCTTCGTAACTTTTATCTACTGGCAGTGTATGTGTATGAATTCCTCCTAACACATCAGTATAAACAAATTGAAAACTTGCTGCTTTATTTTCAATTGCTTTACTTCCGGGAGAATTTTTATACTCGTCTTCAATGTCATATGGAATATTAGTCCATAATACAAAACTCATTATTCCTGAATGTCCGTGTAACGGATTAAATTCATTTTTTTGTTGAAAGTTAACCCATAGTCCGCCCAGTCCTATTGGAACGTTTCTATCGAGAAAGTCGAAGTTTTTTAGATAAGAAAACTCTCTATCGTAATCGTATAGTGCTTCCATTACATAAGGTTCTATAACACTTCTACTATCTTTAAGTATGAATTCTTTATCTATATGTCCTGCAAGAATATGGTTAGCAGGCTCTGCAGATTCAAAATCATTTTGTATAGTTCTAATTTCTTTTCTAACGTCTGCTAGTATGTCTCTAGGAACATCGCCTAGAAAGAACCCTAAATTGTAAAAATTATACAGCATTACTCTTTCATTGTCCTTTTAAGATTTTTCTTATGACGTCCTGTAAAACTACTATGGTAGCTATAAGACAAATGTATGTTATCCCATTCTTCTCTAGAAATTAAATGATTCTTAATTTTTAATCTTTTATCACTGAGGGGAATAATGTGTGTAATAATATCTTCAGAAAACAGTTCAATTCTTTTGTTTCTTCTTGGTAATAACATATTAACATGTGTACTATGTTGATCTTTATAGTTAACTATACCTGGAGGAACATTTAGATCAAGAAGTCTATCTCCTAAGTTCCAAGTAGCAGGTGCAAATAAAAAGTCAACGCCGGACTTTTCTTTTAACAGCCACGGAGACAACATTTTAACATGAATCATGTTTTCAAAGTTACCGTCAAATTGTTGTCTTGGATGATCAACTATAGGAAATACTTCATCTGCAGAAAATTGATATTTGTATTCGCCTGTATCTTTAGTTTCTAGAATTAAGTCTGCCCACATTGGGACACATAATCCTCTTTTATATAAAGATATTAGTCCGTCACATCTTTTTAATGTACCTGCTTGATATTTTATTCCGTTACCATTATCAACAGTAAAGGAATTGTGCATCTTTTTGTACCAGTTAGGCATTGCTTGACTTGCAGGCAGCACTGGAAAGTGCTTGTGTAATGCAGGATTAAATGTAAATGCATCAACAACAATAGTTGACGGCTTTATAAAAATATCAAACAACTAAATTTTCCTTTATTTTTTTAAGAACAATTTTGTTAGTTCTTGATTGCTTAAATCTTTTGTAACGATCTGCTAATGGAACAAATTTTTCCCATTGAGATGATGTTCCACATGTAGATGCTATTCTTTGCAACTCTGGAGTCATTTGAAATCTATGTAATTTAATTTTCTTTTCAGTCTCAAAAGAAACATATGCAAGAGGCTCGTCTTGTTCAAGTTTAAGTTCGTTGCCCCAAAGATTATATTCTAAGTTTATAACTCTAAACCAAGAACCTATGTTAAATTTTCCAGGAACAACTGAACCATATTTTTGATGTTTAGCAGGATGAAAAAATGGCGAAGTTAGCGACATTGTAATATCTTCATCACTAAAAAATAAAAAGCTCATTCCGTATGTTAATAGCGTAGTGCCGTTAATACAAGGCTTATGTACTATATCAGGTCTAATATAATCTTTACTATGAATGTTTACATTGTTTCCATCTACTATAAAATGGCTTTCTAATGGATTTTTAAGTATTACAGTTTTATTAGCAACATTCTGAAAAGCAGGACAAAAGAAAAAGTTATTTTCTTTAACATTTGTAATTCTTTCTTTTTGCCAAGCACTATAAAGTGTTTCAAGATCAGAATACATAATATTCCAATCTCTTTCAGCATCAAAAAATACTGGCGCCCAATATATATTGCTAATTCTATCTGCCATATTGTGTTCTTATTTCTCTAAGATATTGTTTGTGTGTAATTTTTGGTACAGTTTCATCTTTAATAATGTTATTTCTTACCATTTCATCTGCTTTAATTTTTAAAGTAATAGGCAATGCTTCGAATTCTTCCTTAATACTTTTAACATCAAATAAACTTAGTCCGTTTAGTATAAAAATATGATGATGTTCTGTAAAAAGCACATATCTCGATACTTTACTAAAGTCTTCTCTAACAGGAATTTTGTGTTTCCACATTGTTAATTTCTGTTTTAAAGAATCTGGTAATTTAAATCCTTTTAAATCTTTCCAAAATTGACTATTTTCTTTATTTGTTATATAGTGTAGTATAACAAAGTCTCTTATGTTTGTCAAGATATCATTAACCGATTCGTTATACTCTTTTATAACTACATCGTTATAATTAACAAGTTTGTGCATTAGTAAGAATGCTTGTTGTATGCTTGTTCCTATAGAAGTTGCTTCTAATGGTTCTACAAAACTTGCACTAAGTCCTACAGCACAACAGTTATTAACCCAAGGTGTATCAATGGCTCCGGGATCAAATTCAAACTGATTTCGTACTTCTATTTCGTGTCCTAAATAATCTTCAACTTCTTTTTTTGCTTGCTCTGGTGTGATATAGTTTTTGTCAAAAATATAACCATTGCCCCATCTCCCCCAAGTTGGGATTCTAAACATCCATCCTGAGTCCATAGCTCTTGCAATCGTCCACATATTGTAGTTTTCAGTATCAGGTGTTTGAAATACAATAGCACTATTCATTTTTAAATATTCAGAATAAGAGTTCCATTTTGCACCTAACTTGCCAATCAATAATCGTTTGAATCCTGTACTATCGATATAGAAATCATACTTGTATTCTCTTTTTCCTTTGATGGTGCTAATATTATTGTTTTCGTCTAGAGTAATATCTTCAATAATATCGTCGAACAATTCGATGCCAAATTCTTTTGCTTTGTTTTCTAACCAAATATTAAGACTATTAGTATTAAAATGGTATTGTCTAGTTACGAAATCGTTTTTATGTTTTAAAAACCATGCATTAACTTCGTTATCCCAGTTAAGTTTAGAACTTAGATGCTTTGACGACTTTCCTTCACCTATCAATTTTCCGTAAAGTAAACTGTACATAGCATTAGTAGAAGAATAATCATCGTGAATGCAATGTAGGTAATCTTCGTCGGCCCAGTTTTGAAACATTATTCCTGATTTCAGAGTTGCATCACATTGAGAAATAACTTCTTTAAAATCAACATCAATAAAATCAATAAAATCTGCCCAGTGTTCCGTAGAACCCTCACCTACCCCGATAATTCCTATCTTAGAAGATCGTATTAAATCTATTTTTCGATCAGGAAATCTTTTCTTCAAAATAAGGGCGGTAACAAACCCTGCTGTACCGCCTCCTACTATACATATTGATTTAGGATTTTTGCAAGTCATCCTTGATCACCTCAATTAAATGATTTAGACGTCTAATGTCATCGTTAACTGCGCATAACTGATATTGCATAACATCTGCGCCTTCACCTTCCATTATTAGTCCTTGCATCGAGATGAAAATTCCAGCCATTTTACAATACTTTGCAAATTCGCTGTCTTCCATATTATAAGTAGGTAATTCTTCTACTTTAAATCTTGCTTTAATTTGACGTGCTGGTTCACTTAATCCACTTTCTTCTAGGACCTTAGCAATTTCTGCAGCGGCCTCTTTGTGATCGTCAGATATTGTACCGTAATCAAATAAATGTTTTTTTATTGTCATAGTTTAAGCTCCTGTTTGATATAACTTTGGTATACCCAATATTGGGCGACCATCTAATTTATTTTTAAAAGGTCCTGATTCGTCATTATAGTGTAAGAATACTTGTGCATGATTTAGTCCATGAAATTTTTCTCTCCAGTGATCAACTTCGCAACCTCTGTAAATAATCATATCTCCTGGTTTTAGATGAATAGGAACACCGTCTGGGTCATTCTTTGTTTCAACATACATCGGCCAATCGTAACCTTCCCATTCTTCACCTTGAAGATTAGAAGTATTATATCCTAAACATAGTGTTGTACTAATTTCGCAACTTTCTCTATCTCTATGACGCTTTAATATTTCGCCTTGCTGATACAGTCTCCAATAACTATATGTAGGCATTACAGTATGTCCTGTGTATGCAGATATGGATCTAGCACTAGTTGCAAGTAGTGTATCCATAAACGGATCGCCATAACAATTATAACTAATTGGTGCTTGCTCGTCGCCAAATTGTCCATCCCATTCAGGTCTGTAATCTTGCTTTGCATTCATTTCCATAAAGTCTGCTCGTTGTGCTTTAACAATACAGTATTGATAAATTAAGCCAGCCATATTTTCGTCGATAAAACCTTTAATAACAAGATAATTGTTATCTTTAAAATATGCTCTTGTATTTTCATACAATTCATCGACACTAGCAGTATATGATGTAGTTTCTGCTGTTTGTTCTTCAACAGTTTCTTCAGTGTTATTTTCCATTTTCTTTTCCTATTCTATCATAGTTAGTATTAAAAAAGAATACTTGTGTTAGTCTACCAGTATCTTTGTCATGCCCAAAACCAGGCGTAACGCTACGATGGCATAAGTTTCCTTTAAACATTATTACTCTATTAAAAACATTACCAACAAATGTAATTAATTCCCATTCTCCGTCTAGTGTTTTAATTTCGTCTTGAGTACATATATAAACACCACTTTCTTTATGTCTATAAATTCCTGTACCTGAGTCTGCTGGCGCATTCGGAGTTAGATAAAGTATAGCAGTCCATTCATTAGGATCTACATGTATCCATGTTTCGTCGCCTTCAACACATAATTGAAATTTAGCATTATCGTTAGTTTGCCATTCGCCTGTGTAAATGTTTCTTGAATCATCCCACTC